GGCAGGAAGGGGCTCAGCATCGCCAGGAGCGGCTAATACGAGGGTCTGAAGGGATAAAGCCGTGGGAAATGGGTGAACGTGATCAGAATGGGCTGCGTTGGTATCTGTGCCTATAGCAGCCGTGCCCAAAGCTTTGGGAGAAATTCCACCAGGATTTGGGGTTAGCTGCAATTGAACAGTATTTTGAACTCTACTCCAATTTGTTCCATCTGAAATAATCCAATCACCGGCATTCCAGGTATTGATCCCATTGATAAGTGTATCCCCAGCGTGAGAAACGATATAATACCACCCACGGCTTCCTACTGGAACTGTGTTGGATAATGTTGGTATATTAGTTGAGGCATCCCAAGTTCCTTTTAAAGACAGAACATCCTGAGATTGGTTAATGGTGGGTCTAAAAGCAATTTCAATATTGGTATTAGTCACATTAATGACTTCACCAATTCTCTGGTAATTTGGGCTATCAGTAGGTTGATGGGTTGTTATTTTACCGGCCAAGTGATTGTCAAGAAATACCGAAGAACCAATATCAGCGGAAAGAAAAGTATAACTATCCCCACTCCCATCTCCCTGAATTAAATTAACTTGGTTGTTAATTCCTCCAGTGTTAACCACCATAGGGGTAGTATTGTTAACCCAAGGGTCTAAGGTGAACCCCATGGCGGGATAACCAGCAACAGCATTAGCGAGTCTAACTTTTCTTGCATTAGCTATACTATCCCAATACATGTTTACGAAAGAGCCTGGATCAATATTATTGTCCGATAGGGCTTCAAAAGGAGACTGGGCTCCGCTGGTATCCTCAATGACTAATCTAGAGATTGGATCAAATACTACCGGTATATTTAATGGCATTAAAAACTCCTTGATTTCATTTTTCTTTGAGGTGCTTCATAAGCTAGATCCTCTTCAGTGGCCTCTGATTGTTCAGGGTCATTGGCCAGAGCTTCCTGCATGGCATTTGTTCTGTCATTGGGAAGATCATGATGACTTCTCTGGGTAGGCTCTACAACCTCTCCAGAAATATCTAATCCATATGCTTGCTTTAGTAACTTAGAAGAGAATAACAAAAAGGCCCCCTAAATTAGAGGGCCAAAGTTGAAATCAAGGGCTAACTTATGCCTTAGAGGATTCGCAAAGTGTATGAAACTTCTCCATGAGGTTCCAGCGGAAGGATCGAACAGGCTGAATCAAAGGCATTCCTGCCTCATCGGGAGTCCTATCTCCCTTCTTCTGGTTACACTTGAAACAAGCAGCAACCAAGTTACCTGGGTTGCTTCCACCACCACGGCTCCTAGGGAGAACGTGATCAATGGTTGTGGCCTTATTTCCATCAGGTCCACAATACTGGCAAACGTGCTTATCACGCTCAAGAATACCACGAAAACCGCGACCAACAGTGATCTTCGACTCCTTAACAGCAGAAGCAGAAGGGTAGATGATGATCTGGAAGTCCTTGTAAGACTCCAACTCGTAGAAAGCCAAACGAGCCCAGGTAGAAAGATTCAGAGCTTCAGCCCTCATAGTTACCAGGGCCTTAATAGCGTGGCGGCGGGAGACTTCCATCATGGGCAGGAAATTCCTATCCACAGCAATAACCCGATCATTCAGGTGCTTCTTGTTCTTCCGCTTGTCCATAAATTCACCTTTACTAAGGAGAGGGGAAACCTCTCACCCTTATTATACTTCAGATATTCTCTTTTACTCCAAATTATGTTGTTTCGAAGCCAACTCCTTTTTTACCCGAAAGTTTATCAGAATTTAGCAGTTTCTTTTGTTCTTTGAGTCTCTTCATAGTGTCTTCGAAAGAGTAATTGAAGCAAGTAACAGAAACAATAATTTCCTTCAAATGAGCAATAGCAAAATCCTTTGTTTCCTTGGCCCACACTTCAAGGGTATCCAATGGGATGTTCTTGGCTTTTGCCACAAGATAGAAAAGTCTATCATCATAGGAGGGAAGACCAATTGTAATAACTTGGTCAAAACGGCTTGGGCGATCTAAGAATCTGCGGTCAATTTGCTCAGGGTAATTGGTGGTGGCAATATAGACAATGTGGTCTACGGATTTTTCGCCATCAAATAGGCTAAGGAAATCAGCTTCTTCATAGTTTTGAATAAGGGAATCAAAGTCCTCCAAGATGCAAATAATTTTCCTCTCAGGCTCAATAGAGCGAATCATACGAAGGCAGGCGTAACCAATATTGGGATTTTCAAGATAGAGAACTATGCCATCGAACTCAGTTACAAGAGTTTTAGACAGCAGTTGAATGGTGCTAGATTTGCCACCACCCGGAGGCCCTACTAGAAAAATACCACGTTTATGCATGAAGCCGTTAGTAGCAAAGGTGTCCTCTAGGGTCCAAAAACGAGAGAATTCTCTCATAAGTTCTGGCATTTTTCCAGAAGGAAGCACCATTAATTCATCAGTAACCGGAGTTTCTTTGATGAGATAGGGCTGTCCATTGTTAGTCATACCAGCAGAGTAGACTCCGGCTTCTAAAGTGTTTCGAAATTCCTGTACGGAGATAACAACACCGTCTTTATCCGCCCAACCAGACTTAGAATCATTAACGATGAAAGCTTCACTGAACTGAGAGGCCAGACGAGAGTTTCCATCGTTAATAAGAACTTGAGTAACTTTCGTTATGAGATCGCGTTTTTCTTTATCAATAATTTTACCCTTAACTTTTGGGGTAGGGGAGGCTACTTCAGGGCTACATGGATCATATGGGACTGGGTGGCTTGAGGGCTGCTTTCGGCTCATTACTTTTCCTTTAATAGATAAGTATTGTTGATTAATCAACTTTCAATTGCTATTACTGAGGTTCAAGATGTTTCAACTATCAAAAGCTAGCCTGGAAACCAACAAAAGTGAGTTGCAGGGGTCTGGAATATACCGTTTAGCATCAAACTCAGGAAAATGTTATATTGGATCAGCAGGGAGTTCTCGCGGGATATTACGAAGGTTAAAAGACCACTTAATCATGTTAGAAAGAGGTAGCCATCATTCCAAAAAGCTGCAAGCTGCATGGAATAAATATGGGGAACTACATATAACTATTTTGGAGCGTGTAACAGAAAGATTGATAGAACGAGAACAGTTTTACATTGATTTTTACAGGTCTGCAACTGAGGGTTATAATAGCAACCCAATAGCGGGTAAAACTAGATTAGGAACAAAACTATCTGAGGAGACTAAAGAGAAGATCAGGGTGGCTAACACTGGCAAAAAAGCCTCTGAAGAAACCAAAAAACTAATGAGAGAAGTGGCTAAGAGAAAAATGGAAGAAGACCCGGAATTTGGAAAGAAGAGATCACAAAAACTTGTTGGGGTTCCTCGTTCTGAGGAGTTCAAAGCTGGTAGAAGAGCCTTTAAACACTCAGAGGAAACAAGAGAGAGAATGAAGGGGCCTAAGTCAGATGAACATAAGATGAAAATAACTGAGGGGCTGAAGGGTAAACCCAAATCTGAAGAGCATAGAAAAAATATAGCTGCTAGCAGACTTGGGAAAAAATTCAACCACCATGAGTAATTAAATATTGGTTATTTATGGCCTTAAAACTAATGACTTCCTCTCCCTCTACTTCTACTGACTTGAAGACCAATCCCTCACGAATAGCTGCATTAAGAGAAGGGCCAGCACCAGCAAAAGCTAGGATTTTGTCCATAGTGTCATGACTTACAAATACAGGGTAAGATTCATGTAGAATGGGTACAGTCTTTAGTTGGGGTAGAAGAGAAAGAACCTCTTTTCTTTCAGGAGCAGTAAGATGGCGGCGTTTATCAATGTCCCAAATATCAAAGACATAGAATTCCTGGCCCTTGATTTTTTCAGGATTGTTTTGGATGCCTTCTCCAATAAGCTCCCCTTGAATAGCGATATTTCTACCAATGCGAGTCAGGTCTTCACGAAGATTTAGTTTGTTTGCTGTATTCCAGAAAGAATTGCAGGTATCTTCTTTCAAATCCAAATTACGACTGCAAACTCCAAAATCTTCATCCTTTTTGTAGACAGTCATAGAAGATCCATCAAGTTTAATGGACACTTCAAACTTCTTGTCCTTGTATTTCTCAAAATAATGGGTTAGATTTTGAATACGTTCCTGATCCGTCTTACGAATGAAAGGTGGGAACATTCCTTTTACTAGTCCTGCAAGTTGAGCAGGGACTGGGGGCTCCCATTTCTGGATACCTAACAGTTCTGTGAGGTCTGTGCCCTCTTCAAGCCCTTGAACCTTATCCTTGATAGTTTCCTCCCATAGAGGTAGCAGAAGACCTTGGGATACTTGATTTCTTAGTTTCACGGTCTTCAGGCGTTCTCCCTCAACTTCGTTGTAAACCTTCGGGAAATGGTCTGGTTTGGTCAGGAACGGGGCTACAGCCGTTGGAATCCAAGAATCTACCTCAAAGTAGCAGGCTAGGTCTCCAACTTCATAAAGACCCTTCTGGCAAACTACCTTCCAGCCCTTGATTGTGGCCACTTCAATCTTATCTGCATCTGGAATAGGGTCCAATGCTAGAACCTTTTCAATGCTTGCTAGAATTCTTTCCATCTTATTCTCCTAAACAAAAGAACTCCCTTAGACTACTAAGGGAGTTCCATACTTACTTCCCTTTTTCTTAACGGTCTCCCAAGCTCTTAGCAATTTTCTGGATGGCTGAGAGGGCATTACCAACCACCGAAGGAGAAGGCTTGGCACCCTCACGCTCAATGTGGAAGAAAGCGTTAAGGCTAAGGTTCATGAAATTGGCAACGGTCAGAGCAGTGAGGCCAGCGGCCAAACGAGCCCTACGAACAGGGTTGGTGATGCCAGTGATGATGTGGTTACCCTCTTCTTCAGCAAGCTGGTCTGGATCGGGGTCAAAGTCACAATGGCATTCATCGGGCTCATACCCACATTCCTGGCAAAGATCCTCAGGATTAATGGAGTCATCACCTTCAAACTCATCATCCCAATCTGCAACGGAAGAAGACCAAGCCTCATAACGCTGGACATCGGTTCCGCCGTACTCCTCAACCACTTCATACTTGCAGCAGCGGCCCTTGGCGAAATTGTAATCACTGGGGATACTGGTAACATCCTTGGGGTTGATCTTCACGATCATCACACGCTCACCACCGAAGCAAGTCAGGTAGGATAAGCCACAGAAATGAAGGCCAGTAGAACAATGGTTTTCACGGACAGGATCGCAGATATTGCGGTCCATCTCCACAACAGCACCTACAGAGTTGTCAATGGTGCCGGTGTAACAGTCCTTGTAATCCTCACGAACCTTCTTGTAGGCCAAGAAACAACCATCAAGGGTCAGAGGCAGGACGTTGGTTTCCATAAAATCATAGAGTTCGTTGATGGCAGTCTGGCTGGGATTGGCAAACAGATTGCGACAGAAAGCCAACAGGGGCTCAGTATCAAATCCATCACGCCAGAGATCAGCAATACGATCAGACAGGACATTGTTGAGAGGTTCCAGGTTCCAGTAGACTTCCCCAGTTTCCTTATTGAACCACAGTTCATTGCCTGTGGTAGAGAGCTTATTGGCGATGTTGAAGCGGGTCTCAACATCAGACCAGTCACCACTCTTCTGAGCAGCACGGATAGAGTTGAGAACTTCAGCAAACATTGAGTGGGAGCGGTCCATTGTGTAGTTAACGGCTCCGATTACTGCGGTAACAGAGTCACCAGTCAAGATGAATGCTCCGGTCTTATTACTCATGTATTCCTCCTTTTGTATTATACTGCCTTAGCGGTTGCT